TCTTTGTCCTCATCAGCACCGCTGTTCCAGAGACGGCGGTTTACCTCACCCACGGGATCCTTGTCGCCAAGAGTGGTGAGAGAATTTTCAATGTACCAACCACCAACACCTTGGAAGGCATGGGAGTACACTTTTGCCCACGGAATAGTTTCTCCTTCTGGGGCAGGAAGGAATCTGATAACAGCATAACCGTTACCTGATGCGTCAACCTCTGGTTTCCAGAACCTCTCATCAACGTTCTTACCGCTGGATGATTTTTCTAATTCCTTCTGTAGGAACTGAAAATTGTTCTGAGATTTACGCTTAAGATCTGCAAATGGCATTAGATTACCTCGGATTTAATTGGATTTGGTTTGTATCTGGGGTGCATCAGTGGCAGTTTTACCTAACGTCATGTCCATGCTTCTAAGTCATGGTAGTCAGAACCCAGTGCCCTTTCACTTGATCATAATAACAGGGATGAGGACGGGCGTCAACCCCCTCCCTCTACTTGTTGCCTCATGTGTTGTACTTTCCTCAATAAGTCATCAAACATAGTCTCGATGGATGTATCAGGTGTAGCACCTAGCATTATAATCCCTTGCTTCATGGTGTCAATGACTGATTTAGCTTCAGGATCATCACTCAGTTTGGCACGAGCATAAAATATCTTTTGTTTTTCTATTAACTTTTCAAGTGCTTCAAAATATTCTATCTTTCTATCTGATTCTAATAAAATAAAATTCATAGCAGATCTGAAACAGAACTGCTGAAGCTCCATCATTTCTTGAATGTCACCACGGACTATTTCTGACTTAAAGAAACTCATACTAGCATTAGTTTGGCACGACTTGTTTTTTTCATAAAATTAAGTTGCTGTGCTTCGTAACGCAACTTTTCCTTCAATGGTTTACTAATTAGCTTACCTACACTATCTAATTCAATTTCATTTAATTCACAGTAGTGGATAACCGAATCGATATAATTCATGTCATGATTATGTAGGGCAATCTTCTCCACTTCCTGCGAAAATCTCGCAGCGGTCATAAATTTATCCTCAAGTAATTGTTTTTTGTCCATATCGTTGTTGGTACTCGTCTATGTACTGTATGAGTTGAAGAAGATACTCCTTCTTGGGTGGTTTGATTACTACCTGAGTTTCACCATTCTCACATGCAACAATAGTTACGAGTTGTTTGACAGTAATACCGTAGAGTTCTTGGAGACAACATGCATACGCTGTCTCTTGAACAAAATAATCATAGAGATATGCTTCTCTTTTAGGAGCAGCAGATGTCTTAAAGTCTATAATAGATAGTTCTCCATCAAAGTCTGCGATACAATCTACACGACCAGCAACTTCAAGATTATCTGAGTAAAGAGCAGCCTCCTGTAAGTATATATTACTGATGCGGTCAAGGGTTTTCTTAGTCTGCTCAAACATGAAGACAGGAAGCGGAGACTCCTTGTATTCTTTTATGTCTAAGTCCTTGTTAAGATAGTCCTCAACTATAGAGTGGAAGTTTGTACCACGTTTAGTAGAACGTGATGTGATTGCTGCTGCCTTGTCCTTACCCACTCTTGCTCTCCACCTAGCAAGACCTGCTTGCTTCTTAGCATTGTTACTAATGACAGTAGTAATTGAAGGATAGAACTTACCTTCGGGGGTAGAGTAGACTCTCTTACCATCCACCATCTTAGCAACCATCTCTATGGGTGTTAAAGTCATAGTCCTAGTGTCATCTTACTGATAAGATATGACTTAACAAGTCCAGAACGAACGATGTCACTGATACCAAACTCAATCTCCTCAAACTCCTCCATACCCTGAAGGATGCGTTGGAAATCTAAGATACCATTACGCTCATTAGTTCTCTGTAAATCAGACTGATTGATGTCTCCACAGAATACTATCTTACTGTCCTGTCCAACACGAGTTATGATTGAATCAAGTTCATGAAAGTTAAGGTTCTGAGACTCATCAACAATGACAATAGCATCATCAAGAGTAGTACCACGGAGAAATGATGTAGACCAGAATGAAATAGTCTCTTGGTTCTTAAGGTTATCATATAACATATCAAAACTAGTTTGGTCAGGCATGTGGAACATGTTCCTCACCATATTTTTATAGGGAACCTGATAGAGTTCTGACTTATCCTCATGAGTACCAGGCAAGAACCCTATCTCACGTGTAGATACCAGAGACCTAACGATATAAACTTTATCGTATGGTGTCTCCTCATCTATCACATCCTTGAGTGCTAAGTACAGTGCAATGAATGTCTTACCTGTACCTGCTGCACCATAAGCAAAGAGATTCTTTCCATTCTTCCACTCATTGAAGAACAACTCTTGGTTCTCTGTAATAGGACCAACATCAAGGAAGTAATTACTGTTGATAGGTTTCTTCCTCTTCAACATCTTCTTGGACATCCCTACAGTAGAGGGAGTTTTCTTTTTAACTGCCATAATTTACCACTGATATCCTTCTTTTGATTTGGGACACGATCCATAATTAGGATTCTTTTTAACTTGTGACATCACATCCTTCCAACCTGGATGTGTCTTAGACATTTTATCACGCCAGTCACCTACTTCACCAGCACCAGCACATCCTTTAGACCAGTCTTTATCCCAGTCAGGATTCTCTTTACGCCACTCATCATAAGCAGCCATTGTCATGGAGAGTTCTTTTTCTTCTCCAGTTACTTTATTTTTTACAGGGTATGTTGGCATTAATTCCACTCCAATGCTTCAGATATAATAGGAAATTGTTCCTTGAATATAGTTCGTACCATCTCTGCTATCTCCATGTGTTCCTTTTGAGTTCCATGTGCAGAACGTAGGTCTATGTAATGTATCCAAGAACGTACACTCCCTGTCATATATAACCGAGTCGGTGTAGCAAGAGGTAGTACAAACCGAGCACACTCCTTAGCAACACCATCCTTTAACATGTTTTGGTACAACCTCATCCCTTGCTTGAAATGTTGTTGCATCTTTCTATTATAATGATTGATCTTTCTCTGATCCATATCATCAGTAGAATTCTGACGGTTCTTTAAGTCTTGTCTACGTAGTTCAGGCAAAGGAATCTCATCAGCAAGCAGACTACTATCAGCATACCGTTGTGAAAACTCTTGGTATGTGAATGATCTGTGCCTTAATATCTGTGCTGCTAGACCACGTGTAGTCTCAATCTCCACAGTCATGTGTGCTTGCTCAAAGACCGACCAGTGACCGTGCTTTATGCAGTAACCTAACAAACCAGCTACCTTGGGATTGTCTTGGTTCTTTGGGTTGCTCACTCTTGCCACGTAACCCATAGTCTCTTCTGCCTTTGGGGTTACTGTTACCAATTTCACGTTCATGTTGTTTCTTTTCAAGTTTCAATTGTTTTTTAACCATCTTAGCATAGAAAATATCTTTCTTACTATACCAATCAGGATGTTCCTTTGCTAATTTTAAAAGCTTCTTTGCTGCCTTCTTGTCCTTCATTCATTCTAGTCTGGATACCCATCATCATCGTCAAACACTTCATCATAATCTGTGATGGGATGTGTGCTTTCGTATTTATATGCTGACACATCAGAATATACTTCTGACTCTAATGAATCTACTAACAACTTAAGATTTTGAACTATTAACTTGAGTCTTTCCTTATCCATTAGTTTTTGTAAAGTATTTATTAATTACTTCTACTTGATCATGATACCTTGCAATCTTATCCATCTCGCATTGAATTGCTTCTGTTATATCTGAATGCTCTCCTATACCTGCTGGATGCTCTAGATATACATTGACATTTGCTTTATGTTTTTCAATCTCTCCATGAGCATGAGATAATACTGCTCGTAATAATTGTTCTCTCATATGAAGTGCCATAAGTATAACCTTTTTTAAAATTATACATTAAAAAAGGGGGTATGTAAACCCCCTTCATTTGCTTAAGCAGATGCAAGTTCTTTTTGGAACTTAACACCACGATAGGTTTCTTCAACCTTACGTGCTTGAGTTGCTCTTTGTGTATCAGTGTCATACTTGACACCACGGTAAGTGACTTGTGCCATTGTGTTACTCCTAAAGTAATTGGATTTTTAGCCCCGTTCCTTTAGTCATGTGCGTCCCCTAAGGGATGAACGATCCGTTCCGTGACTTACTTGCGACCCTTGTGGGTTGAACGTATTAGTATGTTAGCATACCAAAACTATATAGTCAAGCTCTTTTGTATTATGTGATACCAAATCCATCCACTATCTTTTCTGCATGTCTATTATTCTCTTTTAACTTAGTCATCCAGATTCTTTCTTCAAGAGTCACCTCTCCATCAGTTGATACCACTCTACAGCAGATATCAACTAGCTTGTTGTAATAGTTGTTGCTTAACATGTTCAATTGCTAATGGTAGAATAGCATATTCTTTTCTTTGAATAGCCTTGGTTAATGATTTAATATTATCCTCTGGAAGAATAGCAACTTCTCCCTGCATTATAATTTCTCCTCCATCCAACTCTTCATTCACATAATGAACTGTACATCCAGTCTCAATCTCACCTGCCTCCATTGCCTGTTCAACAGCATTCAATCCTTTATACTTTGGTAGTAATGATGGATGAACATTAATGATAGGGGCAGGAAAAGCATCAGGATTTTTAATCACTCTCATATATCCTGCAAGAACTATAAGATCTACACGATATGCTTTAAAGAGTTTAGACATCTCCTCTTCATTCTTATGAGAAACATAGCAATGAGGAATGCCATATTTTGCTGCTCTTCTTAATGCTCCACAATCCTTTTTGTTATGGATCATTAACACAACTTCGTCCTTATTACAAGTACGCACAATGTTCTCGAAATTTGTACCATTCCCAGAACACATTACGCCTATTCTCATACTAAATCATCTCCATATTTTTCGATTAGTTTGTCTACAGATGTCTTCTTGCCAGATAGTTTTGCTATCTCATGCATATTAGACTTCTGCACTTTCTTTACCTTTTTATACTCCTTAATCAACTTGTCAATATCATCTTGAGGTAACTCTACTTCTACATCGAAACCTTTTCCCATTATCCCTTCCTCTTTCTCTTTTTTTCTGGTGCTTTATATCCCCATTGACTAGGGTTTACCGTACCATGACCATAATCAATCTTCTGAACCGAACCTTTACCGTACCTATCATAATACATATCAAATATATTTACCATCTTACCTGAACGAGTAACATCCAAACGTGTTTCACCTTCAACGATATATGTTACATTGAATGCATCACTAGGAAGTTTCCTATCATTTGCTTTCTCATGAGTTGTTTTCTCCTGAAGAATCTCACAAGAATATTCTGATGGATCAAACTTTTTCTCTGGTTTTTGAGGTGGTTCAGCCAATTTCTCTTCCTTCTCTACTTTAGTAGTCATGATCTACCACCCCAATTAATATCTGGGTATGCCTCCTTGACCTGCTCATAAGTTATTGCATACTCATCAGATAATCTTTTATCTTTTACGAGTATTATAATACGTGCTTCGTCAGGATGAAGACCTTCAAGCATCTGAATAAACATAGTCTCACGACGAATACCATTCAGACTATCATTACCACCTTTAACAAAATGATATAGATTCTTTGCCTCTCTACGAAGAGAAGTGTGATCTGTACCTAGTGGACTCTCATTAGGTGTAAAAGGAACTTCTCCTTCTGGCATCATCGATACAACTGTCTCATCAAAATTCCATATAAGGATAGAGACTAGTGCATCATTACGATACTCTTTTAATGCTTGTACCTTTGATACCTTAGATTTTTGTTTACCAACATAATCTAAAATCTCATGGACAAATGGATTGGGTGGAAGTGCTGGTTTAACAGATTTCTTTCTAGAAGTCTTTGCTACTACAGTGCTACTCTTCCTCGTCGTTTTCGGTGTTTGTGTCATAATTGTTTTCAAAACGTACTGCTAAAATTTCATCGGGTGCTAGATTACCATTTTCATCAAACATTTCTGGATGAGTATACACTACTTGGGGTGTTGTTTCATAGGAATGCTGTCTTGCCATCCATCCTATCATACCACCTACCAATAATGCAAGCAACGACACAACTGTCGTTAAAGTTAATGTTACTATGGTCATGTCCATTTCCATTGTACACCTCCAGAGTGCTATGTTTTTCTTATGTCAAGGTAAAAATTAAAGTGAAAAACTATTTCCCTGTTCCATAGGGATACCAGTTTTCCAAATTTTACCTGTAAGGTTTTTGGTTTTTCTGGTCTCCTCCTATTACGTAACAATAATTCTACACCCCGATTTATTTCGGTGGTGTCTTTATTTAGATCCTTTTTTTCGTCTTCCAGGTTTTCTGTCATGACTATACCTCACTGCATCTTCAAGAATGCTAGACAAATAATTTTTTATTTTTCTTGCTTGAGGTTTAGGAACATGATGATAAGCCTCACGCAATTGTTTATGTTCATTATCGACACCACCCTTGATATATTCTCCCAAGTCTAGGATCAAATCACTTAGTTCCTTTGCAGTAGAACTATGAAGAAATTCATCTATCTCATACTTTTTAGTATTAGATGCTTTTAAGAACTCATAAAACTTAAGTTGCATTTTTCCTTGGAAGGAATAGTCAATAGCATGTTCGATCATGTCATAAACACTATCGAAGTCTGAATACATTAGACTAACTGTTTCTCCTGTAGATACTTAACTGTCTCTTGACAACCACCAAGTTTGGTTCCGTTCATTACAACTTGAGGAAAAGTAGATCCTTCCCCAAACTCACCATAGAAACTTGGTTTATCAAAATCCTTATCTAATTTATAAGTAACAAAACTTAGACCAGCTAAATCTAAT